GCGCCACCCCCGTCTTTTATACACGCAGTCGAAATGAAAAGGGTAAAAGTCGGGCAGTGTTCCCGAATAAAATGATAAAATATGATTGATTTAAAGAACCAAGATTGCCTTGAGGCAATGCGCCAAATGACTGACAACCAATTTGATTTGGCTATCGTTGACCCGCCTTATGGGATAGGAGCATCCGAAATGACAATGGGTAGTGGAAAAAATAAAAAATACAAAAAGGGTAAAAAATGGGATAACGAAACACCGAGCATTGAGTATTTCAACGAGGTGCAAAGAGTTTCTAAAAATCAAATCATTTGGGGCGGTAATTATTTCACCGATAAACTAACAACATCAAGGTGTTGGATTTTTTGGGACAAAGGAATCAACGGGGATTGTGATTTCGCCGATGGCGAACTTGCTTGGTGTAGTTTTGATAAGGTGTTAAGGATTGCAAAAATTAGATATAAAGGTTTTTTGGGTGCCGACAAAATCAGAATACACCCAACACAAAAGCCCGTTAAGTTGTACGAATGGATACTTGACAATTACGCTAAGGAAGGCCAAACCATTTTGGATACGCACCTTGGTTCAGGGTCAATTGCATTGGCTTGCCACAATAGAGGTTACAGCCTTACGGGTTTTGAAATAGATAAAGAGTATTTCGACAACGCTTGCGAAAGATTACGCGTTCACCAATCTCAACTTACAATGTTTTAGGATATGCCAGGAAGAAAACCAAAGCCAACAGCGATGCTGAAGGCAGCAGATACTTATAGAAAAGACCGTCACGAAGAGCGCCTTGAAGTGCAAGGCCGCCCAGTGCTCCCAACCTACCAAAGTGCAGAAGAGACTTTTGACTGGTTGGTTAAGCACCTTGATGATCTTGGCGTTGTTGCAGAACTTGATGCCATCGCATTGCAAATGATAAGCGATGCGTGGGAGGACTATTGCGCAAGCCGAGCAGTGATAAAAAGATTAGGCCCAACCTATGCGACTACCACAGCACAAGGTGATGAGATGCATCGACCAAGGCCCGAGCTTGCAATGATGAATGGTGCGTGGGATAGAATAAAAAAGATGCTCCCCGAGTTTGGACTCACCGCAGCGGCAAGAGCCAAGTTGAGCACACCCGAGAAGATTGATAGTTTAGAAGATTTATTAGGAGAGTAATGTACGACAGCAACAAAGCAGATAAGGTTATCAGATTTATAGAGCGTGTGTGTACACACGTTAAAGGTGACCTCGCAGCAAAGCCATTCATATTAGAGGAGTGGCAGATAGAATACATCCGCCAACTCTTTGGTACGGTAAACCAAGACGGCACTCGGCAGTACCGCACCTCCTTTGTGTTCATCCCGCGTAAGAATGGAAAGAGTAACTTACTCGCTGCTATTGGTTTGGCTTTGCTATTCGTAGAGAGAGAGCCAGGAGCGGAGATATATGTATGCGCCTCATCACGCGACCAAGCAAACGCTATCTATGACGTATGTAAGCAAATGGTTCGGAATCAACCTGTACTTGAGCGCGCTTGTAAGGTGTACCGCAACTCGATTGTTCTTAACGGCACCAACTCATTCCTTAAAGCTGTAGCTGCGGATGCTGGTGTTTTGCACGGGAGCAATGCGAGTGCGGTATTGTATGATGAGGTGCATACTGCTAAGAATCGTGAGCTTTGGGATGTAATGGCTACCTCTATGGGTGCACGTTCCCAGCCGCTTATGTTCGGCATCTCTACTGCGGGCCTCTTCGATCCTAACAGCGTATGCTATGAGCTTTATGATTATGGGAAGAAGGTGCGCAGCGGAATCATTGAGGACAGCACTTTCTTGCCACTTATATATGAGGCCTCTCTTGATGATGATATCCATAGTGAGGAGACGTGGCGCAAAGCAAACCCCAACTTTGATGTGAGCATCAAGCCCGAGTATTTTAAAAAGATGAGCCAAGAGGCAAAGAGCCTACCGTCCAGTGAGATTGCATTTAGGCAGTTGCACCTGAACCAATGGGTGAATAGTTTAAGTGGCTGGATATCCGATGATGAATGGATGAAAAGCTCGGGTAGTGTACACTTAGAAGAGTTAAAAGGGAGGCCTTGTTATGGCGGTTTAGATTTAGCAGCCGTTGAGGATGTCACTGCTTTTGTTTTGGTATTCCCTTGGGATGATGGCAGTATCAAGGTGTTGCCCTATCTATTTGTAAGTGAGGCAGCCGTGGAGCGCAGAAGGGTTCAAACGGGTGGATCGTACGACAGCTTTGTATCTAAAGGTGAGCTTATCGTTACCGATGGGAACAGCACCGACTATGGCGTTATCAAGCAGAAGATATTGGAGGCCGCTGATGTGTTTGATGTGCAGAGCATCGCTTTTGATAGATGGAACTCCAACTCTTTGGTACAGCAGCTCGTAGATGAGGGTGTTGATATGGACCCGTTCGGCCAAGGGTTTGTATCTATGAGTGGCCCAATCAAGAATGCTGAGGTATTGATTAAGAAAGGCATATTGCACCACGGCGGTCACTCTATGCTCCGTTGGATGGTAGGGAATGTTGTGGTGAAGAAAGATGATGCTGAGAATGTGAAGTTCTCTAAAGCAAAAGCTGGTGATAAGATTGATGGCGTTGTTGCAATGATAATGGCGCTGGGTGAAAAGATGACGGTTGAGAACTCTGATGTATCGAAAGTGAGCACTTATGAAAGTCAAGAAATCCGATTCTTATGACCATAGATGAAGCCAAAAAGGTTGGGTTGCTGCTCTTCGATGTTCCAGGATTAAGTCCTTTTTTAAGACACGAGGGAGGGAATAACTACTCCATTGAACTCATTTTTGAGGGCAAAAGCTACACGATACAAAAAGAGCGTTATTAACATTTACCTGTTAATTTTCTTTTTGTTCCTCCTATATATAGAGAAAAAAAATAAAAAATAAAGGTATTTGTCTTTGTATTTATTTCCCTACGGAGGCATAGCCTCCTCCGTAGGTAAATAGATACTTGCATCTTTGACAAACGCTGGGCACTTGTTTCGTGTTTGTTTTTTTGTATATTTAGAGGACAACAACAAAACTCTTGATTATGAAAGAAAGTACAAAACTTAAGGATTGTGAGTACAACATCCAGTATTTGCAATGGTTGAAATGTGAGGATACCGAAATCTACAAGCATTTCATTGAGAAAAGAAAAAGGCTGATTGATAACGCAAACAGCTAAATCAAAAAATAAGAGTGCGCATGGCGCACTCTTATTTTTATCACAACAACAAAACTCTTGATTATGAAAGAAACGAAATTAGTTATTGGCGATTACTTGCTATCGAAAAGATTCGGGTGGCAGTATAAGATCATCAGCATCAGAAACGGTGTTGCTGTTTTGCAAGATATCGTGCGTGAGAATGTGCGGATGAGATTTACCGTTCGCGCCTTGCGTAATAGGATTGAAATAGATAGCTTTGCTCACTCACCGCATCCATTTTAGTTTTGGTTTTGGTTTATTAATTTCTATTAGGTTCTTAGCGGTGCAAACCTCCTCATTGATTTGAGGGGGTTTTTTTATTCCCATTTAGCGATACTTATATTTGGTGATGTAATTACAAAGTACACACTACTTTATGGCCGAGAATCAGAATCTATTTGGGCGTATCATTGGAGCATTCCGCTCTTCGCCTAATAACCCCTCAACATCATTAGCGAATCCCGCTTCTTGGATGTTTGACGGCGCGGCCTCAAAAACGGGTATTGCAATCACTGAGGATAGTGCTATGCGCCTTTCTGCGGTATTTGGTGCCGTTCGTGTTATTTCCGAGACTATAGCATCATTGCCGTGGGCAGTGAAGCAAGATGTAGGCGATAGCACCCGCAACGCATCAGCACACCCAATCAATAAGCTAATACATCACCCGAACGGGATGATGACGGACTTTAACTTTAGAGAGGTTTGTCAGGCGCACCTTTGTTTGCACGGGAATGCATTTATTGCAATTCGTAGAAACGAAGCGGGCCAGCCCGTTAAACTTATTCCAGTACACCCCGACCGCGTTGAGGTTAAGGTCTACAAGGATGAGAAGTTCTATAACATCGACCAAGGTAAAGAGACCTTTGATGATACTGAGATGATACACATTTTAGGACTATCGTTTGACGGTGTCATTGGTAAGAGCGTAATAGAGGCAGCAAGAGAAAGCATTGGCCTTGGTTTGGCTGCTGACCAGTTCGGTGGCTCATTCTTTGGTAATGGCGCAAACGTAAGTGCGGTGCTCACGCATCCTGGCCGCCTATCAGATGAAGCCTATAAGCGTTTAATGGCTTCTTGGCAACGTAGGTACAGCGGTCTTGACAATGCACATAAGACAGCTATATTGGAAGAAGGAATGAACTTGCAAAAGGTCAGCATCTCACCACAAGAATCGCAGTTCTTAGAAACGCGTAAGTTTGGAGTAGAAGACATTGCAAGGTTTTTCCGTATCCCATTGGCTTATCTTGGATCATTAGAGAACTCAAGCACAAGAGCAAACATCGAGGAACAAGGCATTCAGTTCCAGCGCAACACGATACTGCCTTGGGTTAAGCGTTGGGAAGCGGAATTCAACCGCAAGCTATTCCCTGGCCAAGAGGATTATTTTATCCGTATCAATATGGATGGGCTTCTTCGCGGTGATATCTCAAGCAGATACTCAAGCTATGCAACGGCAAGACAATGGGGATGGTTGAGCGTTAATGATATACGCAAACACGAAAGCCTTGACCCAATTGATGGAGGAGATATTTACTTGCAACCTATGAATATGGTTGAGGCGGGAACTGATAACGCTGCTGAGTAATGCCATACAATGACTATCCACAAGCAGCAGTAAACAATGCACAACGTGCTTTAGACTTCCGTGAGGAGAATGGTACGGATTGTGGTACACCTGTAGGATGGGCAAGAGCAAACCAAATCGCGGGGAAAGAAAACCTCAGCGATGAAACGCTTGTAAGAACTTACAGCTTTTTGAGTAGAGCGAAGACCTACGACCAAGGTAAGTTCACTGATGAGGACGGCAAGGAGATTTGCGGTTCTATTATGTATGCAGCTTGGGGCGGTGATGAGATGCTGCGCTGGGCAAAAAGAACGATAGAAACGATGGAAGAAAATAAAAACGAGCGCCATATCAAGTCAGTTGTTGAGACTGATGAGGAAATTGTCATCACATTCGGTAAGGGTGAGATGGAAGAGGCTGGCTATAAAGATGAGGAGCGTGCAGCACCCGATGCATTGAGCGTAGGTGATTTTGTACGTTGGAACACAAGCGGCGGAAACGCTTACGGTGTTATCATTCAAATCGAAAGAGATGGAGAACTCGAGGCAGATAGCGGCTTTAAAGTCAACGGCACTGCTGATGATCCAGCGGCTCTCATTAGAATATACCGTTACTCCTCGGAAGAGGAAGCCTACATCGAGCGCAAGCCAGCGCTTAATGTCGCACACCGCTTCTCGACTTTAGAGAAGTTTGATGCTGAGGTGCGTAGCCACAAGGCCATCATTGAGAAGCGTGAGTTCCGTATGGAGAACGCTGAGTATGAAGGCAACACCATTAGAGGTTATGCTGCTGTTTACAACAGCGATAGCGAATGGATGGGTGGTTTTTATGAGCAAATTGCAAAAGGTGCCTTTGATGAGGTAATGGATAACGATACACGCGCTTACTTTAATCACGATGAGAATTTATTACTTGGTAGAGTGTCCAGCGGAACCTTACGCCTTAGTAGTGATGAGCGAGGACTCTACTACGAGGTTGACCTACCGAATACTTCATACGCAAAAGATTTGGTTGAATTGATGAAGAGAGGTGATGTGAACCAAAGTTCATTCGCTTTCTTGATTGACCGCGACCGCTGGGAAGAGCGTGATGGAAAGACTTATAGAATAATAGAAAAAGTATCAAGGCTTCTTGATGTATCGCCAGTTGCGCAACCTGCGTACCCGGATGCAACAAGTGAGCTAATGATGAGAAAAGATACACCCGAATCAGAGGGTGCTGAAGTTGAGGTGAAAGCCGAGGCGGAAGAAATGTCTGATATTGAAATCTTTGAATATAAACTCAAACTTTTAAAACTCGATTAAGATGAAAAACATCGAATTAAGAGGACGTCGTGCGCAGCTCATCAAAGATGCTGATGCAATTGT